ATCTCCTGCATCTGGTCGGGAGTCTGTCCAAGAGACCAATTTAAAGGAAGAGTTCGCCTACCGTATTTTTGAATGCTCGTTGCATCAATCGCAGATAGATTGAAAAATCGAGTTTCAGGAGTCAAACATAGATACTCTACATAAACATGACCTCTTAGTGTGTAATCGGACTTACTTTCGACCTCGACGGTGCAAGATGTATCTCTACGATGCACAATTTCAACACCTATCTTCCCGAATGAGTCTGGAAGATTACATACTGATTCAATCGGGTCTTCCCCATATACGGGAATAGGCGGATACCAGTCACCACCCAGAGCTTCACATATTGCTTGCACCCATCCCCTCTCCACAGCAACAGCACCAAAATCAGTAATCCCCAACCATGTTATTTCAGTATGGTAATCTTCCCGTGGCACGACTTCAATCTCTACAGTTTCATGAGGAGCCAAATCATAAAAGTGCCCATGACCTATAAACCTCACAAAAAATTCTGGAAGTTCCTCTGGATCCAATGTTAGAATATCTGTTAAATCACACTCTGCCCGTATGTCGTTGTAGATTTCCCTGTCTGATAAGTCCACGATGAAGTTCTGTATGTCATGGATGTTCAAGGCTACTAGACCTAAGACCGTGCAAGTTCCCTCGCCTAATATGTGGGCGCCTGCCAAATCGCAGACAAGGGAGCCTTCGCCTAATAAATCAATGTGAGCGATGATACACGAAAGTTCCCCGGTGCCTGTTAGTGAACAGTCACCCTCTAAAGTCGAGGTAGCTGTTACGGAGATTCCGCCTATACCATAGACACGAGCAGCCCCTTCAATCATAAGTGCCTCGCATTTCTAGAATCATAATGGAACTTGCCTTCCTTATCCATGAAAGCATGTCCCCCGACTGACATCTCTACATTTCTGACAAGTTCAAGTGCAATCTTATATCCAATCGGATTTGTTCCGGTTGATGATAATGTTGTAAAATATTTAAATTCGCTCCAGCTCGCTCCTTCGTAGTTAGCTATGACTGCAAATGCATATTGCGTGCTCGGGGTTAATCCAATTATGCGTGCAGAAATTATATCATTTATATATGTGATGTCTTCCCATTCGATATAAATCAAATCAGCGCCTAGTGCCCCATAGATGAATTGGCATCCATAAGGGGGGCTATTATCATCTAATAATTTACCAGTCAAAATTGCTGTTGTTTTAGTAATTGAGACAGCTCCAATTACAGATGCGATAGGTATAGACATAAAGTATAGTATCTCCTATATTAAATTTGTTAGAAGGCCGTAGGGAAAGTGTTAGGATAAGCGATTTCATTACCACCTGATTCATCTATGTTGCGTCTGCTAGAAGACCATCCCGCAGCATCAAGTATCTTGCCCATAGCTTCACCGCCTGAACAGGCAATCTTATTTGAACTATCCTGAGCAACGATTTGTCGAGCCAATAAGTCAGTCCCATCGGTGCAATAGAATGAAACAGATTGAATATCTCGGTGAGGGACAATAGTAATTCTTGAAATGAATCCAGCATAAACCGGGATAGGATCAAGAACCCCTATAATAGCTCGAACTCTAATCGGCAGCCAGGGGCGAATCTTCCCTGCGTAAACACCGGTAGTCCAGGGAGAATACTTCGCACACAGTCCCGGTTTCATTTTAAGGTTTAACGTAGCTGCCGGGGCATTGCCTTGTTCTCTTTCTTTGCCTCTGTTCCAGTCAATATAATTTGCCGAGTCATCCGCGAGGTCTCCAGAGATATTATCATAAGCCTCGGAGAAGTCTGGTTCATCCGTACAATCAACAGCATCCCAATCTACGCAGACTTCATACTTCATATACTGCTCCGCCCATAATAAAATCCTTTATTGACTGGCCCGAAGGCATTGCGCCTAGAATCTTCATCTTGGAATTGCTTGAACAACCGGCTCAGGCGCCTCATGGTCACATCATCCCCTGGTAAGAGACCTAGATTGACATTGACCACATTCCCAACTGGCATATGTGCGTTCCCTAAAAATTGCTCTCCCCCATGAGCTATAATCGGAACTGGTTGCCCTATTGGGCCGGGTACAATACCCCCATGTTGATAGTCACCTGCAAATTTAGGATAAGGTATGCGTGGAGTAAGCCCGGGTATCTGCAAAGTAGCGTGTTTCTCCCAGTCCTCCGCAGCTTTTTGAGCTCTTTTCATTGCTGTCGCAAGGTCATTGTATTGGTCTATCATGTCCTGAGCGAAATCTGGAGTCACAATGCCGTTCTCGATTGCATTATTCAAGGCGGGGATTATCTCGTTCTCTAGATAATCTACTGTGCCATCCCAACCCTTCTCGATATCGGCCCAGTGTGTTTCCCAGGAAGCAAGTTGGGTTGCCAATGCCGTATCTATATCAGTCTGTTGCTGTTCAAGTATTCCAACAAGGTCAGGAGCGTTTTTTTCGAGAAGTCTCTTGGCCTCACCACTTAGGAGCGTTCCTAATTCACTTAATAGAGTCGCCTTTTCCGCATCTGTTAATTCGGGCTTTTCCAGCTCAAGTTGAATTTCAGCTATTCGGGTCTTCGTTATATCATCCGTGAGTAATTGATAAGCGGCATGGGTGTCCCTAATCCCATTTTGTATAACCACCAAGTCAGCGTATAAATCAGGCCTGATTTCCTTGATCTTGTCTAATACATCTTCAGGGATTAACTCCATGCCGGCAGCCTCTATCCCCTTAATGTAATCAATTACACCCTGGATAGCTCCCTTTGCGTCGGTTGCCATTTCTGTGGCATCCGTAGCTGCTTGTTTAAGAGCTGGGCTTAATTCGGATATTATGGCATCGCCAAGTTCCTTTATTTTCCCCTTGAGCTTGTCTGTATCGCTAGTCCTGGTCGCTAAAAAGCCTATGGCAGCTACCAAGCCAGAGATTGCTAATGTTACTAATCCAATCGGCCCAAGCATAGTATGAAATGCCATCCCCACGAATGGGGCTAATTTTGTAAGTACGGGAAGCAACAAGATAAGCGACCCGAAGGCCAATGACAATAGGCCAACAGCCCCGGTGATAATCGTAATGGCTCTTCTCAGGGCGGGATGCCTGTCAGTCCAGTCTATAATCTTTTTAATGACTTTTGTAATCGTCTCAATTAGCCCGGTGATTATCGGAGCCAGCGTCTTGGCTATTTGTGCCCCGATACCAGCGAATGCCCCCTTTAGTTTTGTGATAGAATCATTAAAAGCCTCAGCAGCTTTCGCCGCATCTGCACTAAATACAAGCCCGAGATCATGTGCCTCTTGACGCATTGCCTCCAGTCCCTCTTCGCCATTAGCCAGCATGGGTAACATATCAGTTCCAGCACGACCAAATACGGACATGGCGACCGCTGCCCTCAATGTCGGATCCTCAATGTTTGCCATGGCTTTCGTCATGGTCATAAATTGTTCTTCGGGGGATAAATCCTTTAATTCCTCATAGGATAACCCCAAATCCTCTAGTGACCTAACAGCAGTAGATAGCCCATCCCTGGCATCTATGATTGTTCTTGCCATTCGCTTAATGCCAGTTTCAAGGCCAGCCAGTGAGCTCCCCGATAAATTGGCAGCATGGCGCAGTTCAGAAAGCATCTCAGTAGTAAAACCAGTCTTGGCAGCAAGTTTGGCTACCTCATCACCGGCCTTTGCCCATTGAACAGTCATTGCCGTCAATGCCGCAGTGATAGCAACACCAACGGCAACCATCGCAACACCCATACCCCGTAATTGCTTCGACATTTTTTCAGTCGATTTCGTCACTCCCTCAAGTTCCTTGCTGGCCTGGTCTTTAGCTTGTATGAGAATTTCGAGAGTATTTGCCACTTTAGCCTCCCAATATATTTGCCATGTTGATTAGCACGTTCTCTGTTATTAACTCCCCAAGCTGCTCCTCAGTCATATCGGGGCAGGTAGGCTTAAGCCGAGCAAATAAGATGGCTCTCATTACCTTCATACGAACTGAGCCAGAGACTAACTCGTCAATAGATTTATCAAACATATCTTCTATATCAGCCAGCATATTCAGATTTAAGGGAGCAAGCTGATATTCCTTGCCATCTGTTAATGTAATACTATCAACCTTCGGTGGCTGTCCTAATTTAGGATTTTCCATGACCCTCCTTTCGGGCGGATGCCCGATGATATCTTCCGGTTTATAATGGTGTGATTTACTATTGATAAGGGCACAAACTATCATCGCAGAATTGTAAGCAGCTTGATAAGTTTCGCTCGATTTCTGGAAAGTGATTTCTTTGACTAAGGTCTGGATATAACTAACAGGCTGGCTTCGGATGTATTCCAAGGTCCAGCCTGTTTCCCTTGCGATGAGAGCGATTGTCTCATTCAGCATTACGCCGTAGCGATAGTTAGTGTACCAATGCCTACGAAGTCATACGAATACTCGACTAACCCATCAACCGAAACCGATGGGTGGATAGCCGATATTAGGGCACTCCCAGTCCATTCCTGGCCGGTGGTAGTGCTTTCTTGAAGTGTGACTGCCGCAGTAGTGAATAATGCTAATGGCGCACCATCCTTCGGGCCCCTGAATGAGCCTGCCCATTCCTGCATACCTAGAACAGGATGCGGTTCACAGGCATCGTCAAACCCTCGACCATCTAATATGTTTACCGTGTAATCGAGCGACCACTCCCGTATTCCTGTTGCAGAGACTGTCCCGATTAGAACATCTCCGCCACAACCTCTTACTCTTGCCATGTTGCACCTCCGTTAATTTTATTAGTCTGCCCAGACTTGGATTAAAAACTCTGTTGACATATACGTTTGTCCGCCCCAGCTCAAAGCCCCAATTCCTAAGTTACGAGTTACTTTGCACGTGTGCGCATTTCCGTCAAGTGTCACGTCTCCATGTATGGCCTCCACGATAGATTTCTCACCTTCGACCCCGATATAAGGAAGCATCTTACTAATCGCCGAAGGTGAATCGGCGCGGCTGAATGCTAAAATTATCCTGAGGTTATAATCGGCATCAGTAGATGACAAAGCAGTTACATAAGCCGTTTCTCCAGGGACGACCAAAGCCGCCGGGAACTGATTAATGCTGTCAGGTAATTCTTTGGGTGAATATACCCTCAGCCCGCGAATTGTCTGTAATCTTGATTTAATTCCGTCTCCGATTTCTAGCATACTCATCCGAATTTCACCTCTATAGCCTTGCCGATTTCGTTAAGGAAGTCCTTTATCTTCCCTTGTAAGAGCTCCATTGCTCTAGTAAACGGACCTGTCCCGAGTATTCTTCCACTACCACCTTCCTTGACATAGCGTGGCTCCATGTATTTCGTTCCGTACTCGACATACTGTGCATACTGCACATTCGTTCCTATCTTAGCCGTATCTCCAATAAATTGTAATGTCGTGCTTGAGCGAAGTCGCCCTGTATCTACAGGAGTGGACACCATGACAGTCTTTTGCATCCATATTGCTATCTTCCTAATTCCCTCATTGACTGGCTCCTGGATAGTTGACTTCTCGCACTTCTTCTTTAATAGGTCCAGCCCAATTATCTTGAAATCAAACTTCATACATACCCCTGCCGTCTATAGGGAGCGACCAATTCCACGACGTCAGGATCAATGCCTTTAGACATGATGATTTGCCCTGTTTCCGGGGCGCCGATGATGTCTGCAAAGGCTGAATCCTTACGCTTCCATGCCCTCATAGCGATGATTAAAGTCGCCTGGACAATATCAGCAGGATAAGTATAGGCATAGACGGGATCAAGATTAGAATGAGTCGTAGCAGCAGTCGCACTATTGACTCCTCTTTTACAGATCAGATCATTGGCATGGATTTCTTCAATGAACATCTGCTCCGTCCCGATGCGGATAGTCTCCCCAATTTCCAATAATCCACTATCGACTACAGGAACAGTTGTTACATCAGCCGCTAATGCCCCTACTAATGTCGTCCTTGCCTCATAAGGAGTAGCAGAGTCGGCATAACCGAACACCCCGATAATCTCAATACCTTTAGGGATTCCAGAAGCAAACCCGGAGTAGTTACCTTGAGGATTGATTTCTATTCTGGTTTTGGGATATGTGTTCAAAGGATAGAGAATATAATCAGTCGTTGCCAAAGACGATTCATAAACTCCGTCACCATCCTCGTCTAGTTTTAGAGTCGTGATACTCAGAATATCCTCTGGTAGCCACCTGGCGCCACCATCAAGATACTTAATCCCTTCATAGCAATAGAAATATCTACCTGTCAGCTTAGGCTTTTCTATCTGCCGGCTGGCAGTCTCCAAGACATGAATTAGCTGTTCATCATTATTTACATCTACCGCTAGAAGGTCTTTAATATCGTTTAGTGTCGCATATAGGTTCATGGCGCCTCCTTCACATCGAGGGTATAAGTCAAAGTTGTCTCCTGGGCGTTAGTCTTGGTAGCTCTTAAAGCGACTGAAAGTGTACCAGTAGAGAGAAAATCATTAGTTCCTACGGCGTATCTCCATTGCCCTTCAGTGGATGATGTCACCTGACACGTTCCTTCTACGATAGGATGCCGCCAATGACTTGATTCCCAAATTTGAATAGTCAAACTATAATCCGTTAGGTCAAAGACACTCCCATCATTATTTTGCACCGAGCCTTCGACATAAAAGCCAAAATCACCTCGATATACTGTCAAATCACTCATATTGCCTCACTTTGAACGTCAGATTCCGTGCTGGAAGAGAGACCTCCAATTCACGTTCTGGCATTTCTGTATTTAGAATACGGCTTGCCATCACTGCGGTAAGATACTGTTTTCTAAGCAGCTCAGTTGTCCCTGCAACGATAAGGAAACCCTCTCCCAGAATAGATGCCCCTGCTAGTAATGTGAGCAGAGATTGAGTGGACAAGGTTCCTATACCCGATAAGGCGGCCTGTCCCTGCCTTTGTAGTAATATAGTAATTACAAGAGAGCCAACGCCGCTTATCGTAGCAGCTCCCGGCCTACTAACCGAACCAAAGACGGCAAGAGTACCAATGCCGGTTACGGATACCGAGGCGCTTTCAATACGGACACCTGTTATCTGTAACTGACCTTGCCCTGTCAGGGAGATGCTTGCTGTTCGTGTTACATAAGCCGTAGCACTTAGTATGCCTTGCCCGGTGGTAGAACATACCCCTTTCTTTGTCAGTTCGCCCGAGACTATTAGTTGCCCTTCTCCCAGAAGAGAAGCAGACCCGAAAATCTGAGGCAATACGGTACAGGTTAGCGTCCCTGCACCTGACAAACTGAGACTCGCAAGCCTTATTACTAAACTATTAAGATCAAGACTGCCTTCGCCTGTTAGATTGAGGCTAGCCGTCTTTATAAGTTCGGCTGAGATAGATAATTGCCCGGTACCTTCAAGAGAGGCACCACCAGGCTTGATTAGATACGATATGACCGTCAATGAGCCGATGCCATCACAAGAAAGCGCCCCAATGAAGGTCACAGAGCTACTAATCGCAAGTGTGCCTTGTCCTGATAATATGGCCGAGGCTAATTCTTCTTCACCGATTGCCCCTGATGCTATAAGCGTTCCCTGGCCTGTTAAACTAGCACTTGCCAGTCTAACTAGCTTGCCAGTGACTTGAAGGCCACCTGTGCCCTCTAAAGTGGCACTGGAAGTCTTTGTGAGATAACCGACAATAGTAAGCTGTCCTGTTCCTTCTAAACTAGAACCGCTACATTTAGTCAGGATTGAAGTTATACTTAATGTTCCTACGCCATCACAAGAAACTGTGCTAACAAAGGTGATAGAGCTGCTACTCGTGAATATCCCTACCCCTGAGAGTGAGGCTGATCCTGCTAATTCTGCCCCAACCGTACCGGAGACTAGAAGAGTCCCGACACCATTAAGCGATGTCGCGGCAAGGAGCGTCTTAATCGCTTCGGCTGTTAGAGTCCCTATGCCCGATAATTGAACGGTAGTGGCCTTTGTCAGTATTCCAGTGGCCGTTAATATCCCTTCACCAGTTATCGCAAGGCTACTACTTTGAATGAGTTGCCCTGTGGTAACTAATTGGCCTGTCCCTGTTAGTGAAATGCTGCCAGTCCTGATAACATAGGATACTATGACTAACGAACCCTCACCGCTAGGAGAGGTTGCTCCCTGTACAGTGACAAGGCTACTAGATGTTAATGTCCCGCTTCCTGAAAGTGATGCTTCCGCTTCCTCGACAATGCCAATCGTTGCAGAAGTGACAAGTGTGCCAATCCCTTCTAAACTGGCTGCTCCTGTCCTGGTTATTATGCCCGCTATGGCTAGAGTGCCAATACCCTCTAACGATGCTGAGCCCTCAACTACTGCTCCAACTTCACCCGTTGTAGTTAGAGTACCAGCACCTGCTAATTCTGCATTACCCCCACGAATCGCCTGAGATGTCCCTGAGAGCGTCCCTGTGGCTGTTAAACTAACCGAGGCGAGTCTATCTACTACACTGAGGGATTCAAGTGTGCCCGCTCCTGTAAGACTAACCGAAGAAAGTCGTGTGATAGAAACTGAGGCTGTGAGTATTCCCGTGCCCGATAATGAGCCAAGCCCGCTCTTTATTATCGAGCCGCTGCACGTTAAACTACCTTCTCCTGAAAGTGAGCCAGCACCTTCAACGATAGCAATAGTCTCAAAGTATGCTGACTCACTCCACTCACTTTCACCAGCACTATTCTTAGCCTGAGTTTGAAACTCATACTCTGTGACAG